CTGGTGTTACTGGCGCAACAGGCGCAGTTGGTGTCACAGGAGCGACGGGACCAACAGGTGCTACTGGTGCTGACGGTGGATCTGCAAACTTCTATGACTATAAAGCAAAAACAACTATTACTACAGGAGATCCTGGTAATACACATCTTATTTGGAACAACGCTACACAAACCTCTGCAACACAAATCAATGTAAGCCATATTGATTTAGACGGATTTGATATTGATATTTTCTTGGCTTTGATCAAGACAAATGATACTTTAATTATTCAAGACAACAGTACTTCTGCTGACTTTCAAAAGTTTACAGTATCTGCAACACCTACATTGCAAACAGGCTATGTTGAAATTCCAGTAACATTTGTAACATCAGGTGGAGTAGGAACAACTGGTTTTGCTAACAATCAGAATGTTATCTTTGTAATTTTTAGTGCAGGTATCGTTGGCCCTACAGGTGCAACTGGTCCCATTGGTGTAACTGGTCCAACTGGACCAACTGGTGCCACAGGTGCTACAGGTCCTACAGGACCTACAGGCGTAGGCACAACTGGTGCTACAGGACCAACAGGAGTAACTGGAGATACTGGACCCACAGGTGTTACAGGACCAGCAGGAGTAACAGGAGCAACAGGAGCAACAGGAGTCACAGGTGACACTGGGCCTACTGGAGTTACTGGTCCTATAGGAGTCACAGGACCCGTAGGTCCTACTGGAGTAACTGGTGATACTGGCCCTACAGGAGTTACAGGTGTTGCTGGTAAAACAGTTCTTAGCGGAACAGTTGATCCTACAACCGAAGGTGTCAATGGTGATTTCTATATTAATACCACTAGTAATCAAATTTTTGGACCTAAAGCAGCAGGTACTTGGCCTGCAGGAGTTAATTTAGTTGGACCAACTGGTCCTACAGGTGTTACAGGAAATACAGGCCCTACTGGACCTACTGGTGTAACTGGAAATGCAGGCCCTACGGGCCCAACAGGAGTTACTGGAGATATAGGTGTAACTGGTGTAACTGGTGTTACTGGTGTTACAGGACCAACAGGAGTAACTGGTGCGACAGGCCCAACTGGGGTAGGCACAACAGGTGCCACAGGACCAACAGGTGCTACAGGACCTACAGGTGCTGGCACCGATTTAACAGTGGGACCAATAAGGTCAGTAGGAAACACATCAAGTATTAATTCACAAACAGGTACTGGTAGTACATTTGTAATGAACGACGGTAGCCCATCAATTCAATCAAAATTAATAATAGAAGCAGGATCATCAGCACCAGTTACAATTGGCGTTGGTCTTGACAGAACACTATTTGGAAATCTGGCTATTGGTACTTTTGAAACTCTTGAATCAACTACAACAGGAAATCAAAACATTGCTATTGGATCTCGTGCACTACAAGAAACTACAACTGGTTCAAACAATCTTTCTATTGGTGCTGACTCTTTAAGGTTTAATACTACTGGTAGTGGTAACATAGCCATTGGTCCATTTGCTTTAGAAGATAACACTAGTGGTAATAACAATCTTGCTGTTGGTGCCTCTGCGCTGTCAAACAATACTACAGCAAGTAACTTAACTGCTATTGGTACTAGTGCATTACAAGATAATACAACAGGTACTGCTGGTACTGCAGTTGGATATAACGCACTAGCAAATAATACAACTGGAATTAATAATACAGCAATAGGTTCTGACGCACTATCAACTAATACTACTGGACAAAACAATAACGCATTTGGTGCTAATTCCCTACGAGACAATACAACGGGATCAGAGAATATGGCTGTTGGTGCTGGTGCGCTAGAAAAGAATACAGCAGGAGACGGAAATGTTGCCATTGGTACTGCTGCACTATTTGACAATGCTGCTGGTTCATATAATGTTGGTATAGGTATTGAGGCTCTTAAAGACAATACTAACGGTGATTTAAATACTGCAGTTGGTGCATTTTCAATGTTTTTGAATACAACTGGAGTAAGAAATGCTGCATTTGGTCAAGCCGCTTTAGAATTAAATGTAACAGGAAGTCGCAATACTGCAATGGGCGATAACGCTGTTGCAAATTCTGATGCTTCATTTAATACTGGAGTAGGAGCAAATGCTTTACGAGCAAATCAAAGTGGTGAAGCAAACGCTTCAATTGGATATAACTCTCTTCGTCTTACACAAAGTGGAGAAAACACAGCAGTTGGTTCTAGTGTATTTAGCAACAATGTTACTGGACAGCAAAATACAGTAATTGGATCAGAGGCTGGATATTTCACATCAGATAGCATTGCAACACTTGGAACAATTACTGGCGGTAGTGGATATACTAATGGTACATACACAGGGGTTAACTTACAATCATTTACTACTCCATTTATAGAATTTATCCCTGCAACAATTGTAGTAACAAGTAATGCAGTATCATCCGTAACCTTAACTGGCTATAAGGGTGGAGTAACAACATCATCTATATTGGAAATAAATCAAGATACTGCTCCTGCAGGACTTCTAGCAGGTGGCGGGTTTGAAGTTCCTGTAGCCACAGTAAATACAAGTGGTAATAGCAATGTTATTATTGGTAGAAGAGCAGCACAAAATGCTACTACTTCTGACAGAAATACATATATTGGAACCGAATCAGGACAAAATTCTGCAGGTACAGACAACTTATTCCTAGGTTATCAATCTGGACAAAATGAAACAGGCAGTAATAAACTATATATTGAAAATAGCAATTCCTCAAGTCCATTAATTTATGGAGAGTTTAACAATAACAGAGTCAAGATAAATGGACAACTTGAACTAGAAACAAAGACTCCTGCATCAGCCTCAGCAACTGGTACTGTTGGAGAAATTGCATGGGATGCAAACTATATCTATATATGTACTGCAACAAATACTTGGAAACGTGTAGCCATATCAACATGGTAAAATTAACTAATGAAAAAGGATAACTAAATGAGTCTTTCTAAAAGATTAAAAGCATCTGGAGAATCCAGAGATATGAATAGTCAATACATACTTCCGTTAATTCCTCCACGTCCTTTATTTGGTGTTGCCAATACTGGTACATATGTTGATACAGAATCTGCTATTCGTACATCTACCGTTTATTCTTGTGTAAGACTACTTGGAGATACTATTTCTTCATTGCCAATGGGTGCATATGTACGCAGAGGTCGCAATCGTCTTTCATATACAGCAGTCTATGGAGAGACTCCAGCATGGGTAAATAAGCCAAACCCAGAATCAACAAGACTAGAATTTATTGAGCAAGTAATTACTTCTTTACATCTACATGGTAACGCATTTATTTTGACGGTACGAGATGATAATAACGAAGTAACAGAACTATTTGTATTAAACCCAAATGAAGTAAGAATTGAAAGACCTATTCCAGGTGAGCCACTTGTCTATAGAATTAAAGATATAGAAAATGGCATCTATGATCAGATTTTAACAAGTAATGAAATTCTTCATATTCCTCTATTTAGACTTCCAGGATCACACTACGGACTAAGCCCAATTGGTGCTTGCCGTATGTCTGTTGGTATTGCACAGGCTTCTGACACATATGCTGCATCATATTTTGGTAACGCATCAAATCCTGGTGGAGTTATTGAAGTTGCAGGAGAATTAAACGCAGAACAAGCAGGAGACATTGCTCGTAACTGGCAAGAATCACACTCTGGACCATACATGTCTGGTAAGGTTGGCATTCTTTCTGGTGGTGCATCATTTAAGCCACTATCACTAAACGCTGCTGACGCACAATTAATTGAAGTCAGAAAATTCAACGTAGAAGACATTGCGAGAATTTTCCGTGTCCCGCTTAGCCTATTAGGTCATCCTACACAAGGAGCAATGTCCTACGCATCAGTTGAAGCACAAAACCTTTCATTTGTACAGCATTCATTGCGTCCATTGCTAGAGCGCTTAGAGCAAGCACTATCTCCACTACTTCCTGAATCAGATGGATTTATTAGATTTAACCTTGATGCACTTTTGCGAGGTACAACAATAGAGCGTTTTGATGCATACACAAAAGGATTAAGAGAAGGCTTCTTGTCACTAAACGATGTACGCAACTACGAAGACTTATCATCACTTGGTGAGTCAGGAGATCAATACAGACTTCCTCTACAAAACATTGATGCTTCACAAGCACCACTTGTTGGAGATAAGATGAAGGCTGAGATTGCTTCTATTTTGGTACAAGTTGGATACAATCCAGATGATGTTGCTAAGATGCTAGAGATGGAAGAAATATCTCACACAGGACTTCCTTCAGCACAATTACAGCAAGTAGCACTAATTGATCCAGTAAATCCTGATGCTGCTTACAGTGATGAGGTCAAGAAGTAATGCCTATTGACAATGTTCCACAATTTATTAGAGATAATGCACAAAAAGGTTTAGACTACCTGTCAGAAGGTTTTGGCGGAGATGGTTTAACTGAAGGAACAAAGTCTGCAGCAAGAGAGATGGCAGCAGGTCGTATCTCTGATAATAAAGTACGTAAGATGGCACCTTGGTTCGCAAGACATAAAGTAGATGGACAAGCATCAAAGAATAGTAATAAATCTGATCCAGAATATCCAGGAGCAGGACTTGTAGCATGGTTACTTTGGGGCGGTAACGCAAACTTTGACGATGCAGCACAAGATTGGGCACAACGACAGATAGATAAACTTAACAATGAAAATAATAAAGCAAGGAGCAAGATGAAAAAGACTGAGCGCCGTACCTTTACGGTCAGAGACATAGAGACACGAGAGTCAGAAGACGGAACTATGCGTATGGCAGGATATGCCGCAGTGTTCAACGAAGCATCATTGCCACTTCCGTTTATTGAGAAGATTGCTCCAGGAGCATTCAGAAAAACACTATCTGAGACACCAGATGTTCGTTTATTGGTTAACCATGAAGGATTACCTATGGCCAGAACTAAAAACGGTACAATGAGATTGTACGAAGATGAAAAAGGATTATATTTTGAAGCAGAACTAGCAAACACACAAGAAGCAAGAGATCTATATACACTTGTTGCTCGTGGTGATGTTGATCAAATGTCGTTTGCATTTAGAGTTATTCGTCAAAAGTATAACGAAGATCGTTCAGAAAGACTTCTAACTGAGGTATCCTTGGCTGATGGCGATGTATCAATTGTCACATATCCTGCATACCCAACAACTTCTGTAGAGGCTAGAGAAGCAATAAAGAGAGCCATGCAAGAAATAAAGGCGGGAAGAGAAGTAACAGGCGAATCACTATTAGTATTAAAACAAATCTTTGGAGACTTATCTGAAGGCCATGAGTACATCATGAAGGCAGTAGAAGTAATGTCTATGATGTTTGGAGATGGTGAAATGGAAGAAGATTCTATTTATCCATTAATTGATGTAGAAGACGATGAATTAGAAATGTCTAAGCGTGAAGCAGTTGGAGATTTTGTTCGTTGGAACTCATCTGGTGGCATTGCAAGAGGTCGTATTGTAGAAATCAAGACAGAAGGATCTATTAATGTTCCTAATTCAAGTTTCACTATCAATGCAGAAGAAGGAGATCCAGCAGTTCTCATTCGTGTATACAAAGAAGTAGAAGGTGGCTGGAAAGCAACTGATACTCTTGTTGGACACAAAATGTCTGAACTAACAGCGATTGACCCACTTCCAGAACCAAAAGAAGAGGCTGCTAACGTTTTAGAAATAACAGATGTTCCTGGAGAAGGTGCAAAGATTGTTGGAGATTTCCCATCAGTCCTAAACTTCTTACCAGATAACATGCCAAGATCAATGTCTCTTCGTTTAGCACAAGCAAAGGTAAATAGAATAAAATAATATTCCTATCTAACAAGATAGGCAGAAGTCGGAGTTAGGTTCACACCCGTAAGCGTCGTGAAATCCATAACCACCACCTCAAATTAACAAACTCACAAAAGGAGAACAATATAATGTCTTATTTAGACAAAGTAATTGAACGCCGTGATGCAGTTAAGGTTGAAATGGATGCAATTCTTGAGGCAGTAGCCGTAGAGAATCGTACAGACCTTACAGAAGATGAATCAGCAAAGGTTGACGCCTTGGTTGAAGAGTCACGCACACTAGATTCAAAGATTGAAAAATTGACTGCTCAAGCAGCAGCAGATGCTAAGGCATCAGAAGCACGCTCAACAGTTGCTAACTTTGCAATGCCAAAGACTGGCGGAGCAACAGTAACTCGTGAAGCCCGTACATACTCACCAGAAAGTGAAGCATCATTCGTTAAGGATGCATTTACTGCTAAGTTCAGCAATGACTATGCAGCATCAGAGCGTCTTGCTCGTCACTCTCGTGAAGAGGAAATTGAGCGTCGTGCAGTAGGAACTGGCAACTTTGCTGGTCTCGTAATTCCTCAATACTTAGTTGATTTAGCAGCACCATTTGCTCGTGCAGGTCGCCCAACAGCAGACTTCGCAACAAACAAGATGGCATTGCCAGCAGCAGGTATGACACTAAATATCTCACGCATGACTACTGGTACATCAACTGCAGTTCAGGCTGCTGAAAATGATGCAGTATCAAATACAAATGCTGACGATACACTATTGACTGTGAACGTAAGAACGATTGCAGGCCAACAGGATATCTCAAAACAAGCAATTGAAAGAGGAACAGGCATTGACCAGTTCATCATTCAAGACCTTATTCGTGGATGGCACACAACACTTGACAACCAGATCCTTAACGGTGATGGCAACTCAGGTGCAATGCTTGGTATCCGTCAAACATCAGGTATCAACGATGTTACATTCACAGAAGCATCACCTACAGTTGCGGAATTGTATCCAAAATTGGCAGATGCTTACCAGTTAATTCAAACATCTGTATTTCAAAATCCTACACACTGGATTATGCACCCACGCCGTCTAGCATTCTTGCTTGCAGGCGTAGATGGTTCACAACGTCCACTCGTTCTTCCAGCCCTAAACGGCCCAATGAACGCAGTTGCAACAGGTGCAGGATCAGCAGCATATGGTAACTCAGGTTACACAATGCTGGGTCTACCTATCATCGCAGATGCAAATGTTACAACAACAGCAGGCGCTGGTACTAACGAAGATCAGATCTACTGCGTAAATGCAGGAGAACTACACCTTTGGGAGCAAGCAGGATCACCATTCGCATTGAACTTTGATGCAACAGGTGCAGGCTCACTCACAATCAAGTCTGTAGTCTATGGATATGCAGCATTCACTGCTGGTCGTTATCCAGGAGCAGTTTCCAAAATTTCTGGAACTGGTCTAGTAGCACCTACATTCTAGTCTAAATATTTACTTAGGGTTAGGCCTTAAAACCTAGCCCTAGGTAATACCTAGAGCAATCTAAGGGTAGGGCAGGTCCGCCACCCGCCCCCTCAGTGGTCCTGTCCTATATAAAAAAGGGGTAAAATGAAAAAACTTAAAAAGATATTTAGAATTAAAAAAGAAACAGCAACAGCACTACCTAAGACAGAGAAAGCAATGTTGCCCAAATTGGAGAAGAGGAGTAGATGAGTAGACCTACAATTAATACTAACATTCAGCCAACTAATGTCTATACGACTTTGGCAGATGTAAGGAATGCACTGCAAATTGAAGACAGTATTGATGATACTGATATTCAAGCAGCGATTCTTGCTGCAAGTCGCATGATTGATGACTACTGCCAAAGAGGGTTTTATCAAGAAGGCACATTAGCATCACCTGTAGTTAAATATTACACACCAGTAAGTCCGTGGTATTTAGAAATAGATGACCTTATTCAACCAACAGAGATAGCATCAAGAGCAAATCAATCTGGACCATTTACACAAATTTGGGATCTAGATACAGATGTTATGTATGAACCTATTAATAATCCAGAATTAGGAAGACCTGTAACTAGACTATTAGCAGTTAGAACATATGTTTGGCCATACTTCTTTCCACAAACAGTTAAAATAACTGGCGTATGGGGTTATTCATCAATTCCATATGAAGTACAACTAGCCTGTAAGATTCAGGCAGCAAGATTATTCGTTAGAAAGCAATCTCCGTTTGGTATTGCAGGATCTGTAGAATTAGGAACAGTTCGTTTAAATTCTCGTCTTGATCCAGATGTTGAGATGCTATTAAAGACATTCCGTAGAAACTTTGGTTTGGCATACTAAAATGGCAATGACAAATATCAATGGTGTAAGAGATGCACTCAAGGCAAATCTACAAACAATTACAGGACTTAGAGTCTATGACCTAATTCCAGATGTAGTAGTTCCACCATGTGCAGTAGTAGGACAATTAGACTTTCAATTTGATATTGACAATCAAAGAGGCTTAGATCAAGCATCTGTTGATATTTTTGTGATTGTCCAAAGAATATCAGAAAGAACAGGACAAGACAAACTTGATAATTTCCTGGCTGGTAGCGGTACTGGTTCAATTAAAACTGCTATAGAGTCAGATAGATCATTAGGTGGACTTGTTGATACACTTAGAGTTATTACTGCTGAAAGTGGCACTTACACTTCCGCTGATCAATCTTTCTTGTCGTATCGCTATAATGTAACAATATGGGGCTAAGGAGAAAACAATGGAATACAAAGTAATTTCAGATAGAAGAGTTTGCGGTAAGGTAAAAGATGAGACGCTTACTAAAGATGATATACTTGCTTCAGGCGGAAATGTTGAATTTCTTCTTGTATCAGGTCATATCGTAGCCGCAAATGCAACAAAGGTAAAGCCAGCAGCAAAAGAAGAAAAAGAAGTAAAAGAAGAAGTACAAGTAACACAACAGGAAGAAGTTCCTGTTTTAAACTCAGTAAATAACGAACAAGGAGAAAACCAACCATGGCAAGAATAGTACTAACAAACGTTGATGTTGAAATTGCAGGAGTAAATCTTAGCGATTACATCTCATCAGTTTCACTTTCCTCAACATATGATGCAGTTGAAACCACTGCATTTGGCGGAGGAAATGTACCAGCAGCAGCACGAACACGACAAGCAGGACTTGTTGATAACGCAGTAACACTTGATTTCCACCAGGATTTCGCAGCAGGAGCGGTAGAAGCAACAATCTACCCACTATTAGGAACAGTTGCTCAGATTAAGGTTCAGCCTACAAATGCTGCAATCTCTGTTGACGCACCTCAATATATATTTTCTGCGTTGATTTCAGAGTGGACCCCTGTAAATGGTGGCGTTGGCGAATTGGCAACTGCTTCAGTTACATGGCCTATCTCAGGCGCAATCGTTAAGGACGTAACTCCTTAATCATGGCTAAATTAGTCTTAACAAATCCCTATATAGAAATTGATGGTGCGGATTTATCCGATCATATATCATCAGTTAATATAGGGACGACTTATGACTTATTTGAGACCACACAAATGGGGGACATTGCAAAAAAATTTGTTGGAGGACTTGAGAACAATACGTTTGATCTTGAAATCCAGCAGGACTTTGCAGTAGGTGAAGTAGAAGATGTGATATATCCTAATAGAGGTTTATTGGTTAATTGCGTAGTAAGGCCTACAGCGGCTGCACGAAGTGCAACAAACCCTGAATACACCTTTCAAGTACTTGTCAGTGAGTGGACACCACTTAGCGGACAGGTAGGATCAATGTCAACGATAACTGCACAATGGCCAATTTATGGCGCAATAACTAAAACAGTATAATAACCTGAAGGGGTAACTAAAATGGACGGATTAAAAATAAAAGTAAAAACTAGTGATGGTGTAGAAGGTACATATAGCCTACGACCAAGGTCAATAGTTGCTTTTGAACAAAAATTCAACAAGGGTTTTGCAAAACTTCTTAGCGAAGATCAAAAACTTGAGCATGTGTATTTCTTAGCCTGGAGTGCTTTGAAAGATAGTGGAAAAGTTGTAAAGCCTTGGGGCGAAGGCTTCCTTGACACATTAGACAGTGTTGAGTTAGTCGTAGACCCAAATTCCGAATCCACAGAAATAGCCTAACCTATACGTTAGCAATGATTTCTGTGGAGACAGGCTTATCTCCAACTGATTTGCTTGATGCTCCTGATGGAGTGCTTGAAGCAATCGTTATTTATCTCAAGGAGAAAAACAAGAATGCGAGTAGGTAATGAGTAAAGATGCAATAGTGTTAACTGGGCTAAAGGAAACACTAAAGGCATTAGAGTCTTTTGACAAGGATGCGGTAAAAAGGTTTAACAAAGTTATCAATAAAGAACTTTCTTCTGCTAAAAATGATGCTAAAGCCCTTGTTAAGAATACCCCTCCACTTAGTGGTTGGGCTACTCAACCTGCTCGTAATCCTCGTTCTCGTGGTGGTGCTGGATGGCCTGCCTGGGATCAGAGTGTTATTAGAGGAGGAATTAGTTCCTCAAAGGCTGAACGCAAAGTTCGCAAGGATTACACAACCTCTGCTGGTGCTTTAATAAATAGATCCGCAGCAGGTGTAATATATGAATTAGCAGGTAGAGTTAATAAAACTGGCGGTAAAAATAAATTTATAAGTAACTTAAACAACAACACCTTTAGTGCATCACGATTAATATGGAAAGTTGTTGACAAAGACAGAGATAAAATTGAAAGAAACGTTGAAGCAGCACTTAATGATGCTAAAGCAACACTACAAAAGAATTTAGAAAAGGAGCGTGGCTAATATGGCAGTTGGTGCAGTAGTAGCCAGAATTCTTACTCAGTATTCTGATAAGGGCTCCAAACAGGCTCAAAAAGATATTAGGCAACTTGGTAAAAACATTGATGCTTTTGGCAAAAAAGCAACTAAGGCTTTTGCTGCTGTAGGTGTAGCCACTGCTGCACTGGCAGTCAAAATTGGTAAAGATGCTGTGCAGGCAGCAACTGAAGATTCAAAATCTCAAGCAATACTTGCTAGCAATCTAAGAAATGTTACTGGCGCAACAGATGACACTATTGCTGCAGTAGAAGAATATATATCTAAGCAACAGATGCTTGCAAATGTATCTGACACAGAGTTAAGAGCAAGTTTTAGCCAACTAGTAACAGCAACTGGCGATGTAACATCAGCAATTACTCTACAAGGTGTTGCTCTTGATACTGCAGCAGGTGCTGGACAAGATTTAGGCGCAACTTCTGCTGCCCTTGCCAAAGCCTCTAAAGGTAATTTTACGGCACTCAAAAGATTAGTTCCTGCATTAGATAGTAACATTGTTAAGAATAAAGACCTTAATGCAGCGGTTGCATTTTTAAATAAAACATATAAGGGATCAGCAAAGATAGTTGGTGATACTGACCCACTCAAAAAATTATCATTAGCATATGGAGAAGTATTAGAAACATTAGGATACGCTCTATTGCCAGTAGTTATAGAATTTGCGGAATATATTCAAACAAATGTACTTCCTGGTTTAGAGGAATGGATTAGATTAAATGAAGATGAATTACAGTCAGGTCTTCGTGAAGTTGTTGAATTAGTTAAAGATTTTAGTAAGGCTAGTCTTGCTCTAGGTGAATTTGTAATAAAGTATAAAGAGGTACTTGCTCTTATTGGTACAATAGTTACTGGTTTGGTTCTTGCTGCTAAAATAAATGCATTTATTGCTTCACTTAAATTTTTAGGAGATACTGTAAAAATAATTGCAGCCAGTTTTGGATTCCTTGGTACTTCTAGCGGAAAAGCCGCAACTAAAGTTGGATTATTGGCTAAAGCATTTATGCTAATAGTAAATGGAGTAAGAACATTTCTTGCACTTCCTGGTTTTGTAAAAATATTAGTACTTCTTGGTACTGCCGCTGTTGCAATATATTCAAAAATAAAAGGTAGTGCAGATGATGCTGCTGAATCATTAACAAAAGTTTCAGATCCAATAAAGGCACAACTTGATGCTACTAGAGAAGGCTATGCAGAAATAACAAAAACTGCTATGGCAAAAGCACAACAAGATAAAATAGATAAAGCAAGGGCTGCTGATGCTGCCAAACGGGCCGTCGCAGCAAACAAACAATCAGCAATAGATAGAAGAAATATTGAATTAAGAAGTAGACTTGAAAAGAAGTTTGGTCTTAGACTTACTGATAAAGATGAATATGAAAATATTCAACTTACTGCAGTAGAAATGTTGCAAAAGAAACAAAAGGTTGCTGACCTTGCACTATTGGAAAGAATTAAGGCAAGAAAAGAAGAAGTTCTTTTATTTGAAGCACTAAATGGAAATGCTGAAAAATACACAGATTTACTTAAAGTATTATCAGATCAAAAGATTAGCAGTGAAGAGATTGCAGTTCTTGCTAAAAAATGGGGCATGACAACTGATGCAGTAACATCATACATTTTTACAATATTTGCTATTAAAGACACTGTTGTTTCAAGCGCTGAAGTTAAAGTACTTGCAGATTCTTGGGGTATGACAATAAAGCAGGCTGAACAATATCTTGATTTCTTTAATGCATTAAATGATGGAAAACTCTCTGAGGCAGAAATAACCAAACTCATGAGTAAGTGGATGCTTACCAGGACAGAGGCAACTAAGTATGCCGACTTTGTTTCAAAAATTGGTGATGGAAAACTTGATGATAGCGAAATCACAAAACTAAAAAGTACTTGGGGTTTAACAACTTCACAGGTTGTTGAATATATCAAGCAAATTGGTGGCAAGGTTGACGCAACTGGAACCATTCTTAGTGCTGGAGATATTGCAGCCCTTGGTTGGACAAATGCTCTTACTGCCCTACAAAAATATCTTAATGCACAGGCAAAAGGTACAGGTGGAGCAGTACCAACTGGAACTGGACCTGACCTAGAGTCTCTTGCAGCCAATGCTGCACGACTAGACGAGGTTAGACAAAAACTTTTGGCTATCCAAGAAAAAATAAAAAATAAAGTAAAAATACCTGATGATGAACCTTCTTCATCAAACTTTACCTATGGCTCTGGTAATCCATTACTTGTAGATCCTAACACAGGAGGATTAACAGGTCGTGGTAGAAACCAATTCGGTGGCGGTGGCGATAATTTTGCTTTTATGGCTAATGGTGGAATTGTTACTAGCCCAACCCAAGCCATAATTGGTGAAGCAGGGGCTGAGGCAGTAATTCCTTTAAATCGTATAGGTAGCATATTATCATCATTAACAAATTCAGAGGGTATGGTTTCAGGTCGTAGTAATAACACAAATATCACAGTAAATGTTGCAGGCTCTGTAACAAGTGAAAATGACCTAGTTGCTGCTATTAGAAATGGATTGCTACGTGGCCAGAGTAATGGTCAAACCCTAACGTTGCAAGCAATATAAAATGCCTTTTGTTCCAATACTAAAAGTAGAGATTGACTTTGCCAGCGGACCATCTTTTTCATACCCCCTTATCCTTGATAATAGCGTTTATGGTATTTTAGATACAAATGTTTTAGCAGATGAGCCTGCAGATATTGTAGATATATCTAACATGGTTATGGCATGCTCTACTCGTAGAGGTCGTAACCGTATTCTTACTAACTTTGAGGCTGGAACAGCAACAGTAACTTTAAATGACCCTGATTCAGATTTTAATCCTCAAAATGCATCAGGACCATATTTTGGAAAATTATTACCATTACGTAAGATAAGAATATACTCAATAACTGAATTTAACTCAGAACAAGTAGAGGTTAATTTATTTTCTGGATATATAACATCCTATGACACAGGGTTTAATACAGGAGTCTACGACACTTCCACAGTAGTTCTGCAGTGTGTTGATGGATTCCGTCTTTTAAATAATGTTTCTACAGGTGTTAATCCAATTCCTGGAGCCACAGTAGGACAATTAAGTGGCGCAAGGATAGATGAAATATTAGATTTTGCTGGTTTTCCAGACTCAATGAGAACCACTGATGTTGGTAATTCAACAATGCAGGTAGATCCTGGTGGGTTAAGATCTGTCCTTGCTGCCGTTCAGACCGTAGAGCAATCAGAATTCGGAGCATTCTTCATGCAAAGGTCTGGAAAAACCCTTTTCCTTGATCGCACCAGTGTTTCTGAAAGAGCAGATGCTGCACCAAGAACCTATACAGATTTAGGAACTGCCTTTCCATACACAAATGTTGACTTTGCCTTTGATGATCAATTAATCATAAATGATGTTACAGTTACCGCCCTTGGCTTAACTCCTCAAACTGTCACAGATCAAGATAGTATTGACAAATTTTTCACAAAAGCAGGAGCCAGATCAGATATTCTTGTTCAAACTAATATAGAGGCAAACGATCAAGCAAGGACTTTATTGGCTGCCCGTAAAGATGCAAGCCTTAGAATTGACTCTATAGATCTAAACATGTATGCAAATATTAGTGAGTTAAACGCACTTGTTAACTTAAGTTCAGACATCTATAACCTTATTCTTGTAGAAAAGCAAATGTCTGGTGGTAGTTCTATTGTAAGAGAATTATTTATTCAGGGAGTACAGCACGACATAACGCCAGATTCATGGACTACAAAACTGCTTACTGCTGAACCGCTTATTCAGGCTTTTATTCTTGATTCAACAAATCAGGGTATACTAGGAAATACAGTTCCACAAAATACTAACACGTTATCATACTAAAGGAGAAAAATAATGCCACTAGGCCCAAATGCTGGTTATCGCCTGTTCAATACAGGAGATGTTTTAACAGCAGCACAGGTTCAAAATAACCTGCAAAATCAATCAGTCATGTTCTTTGCATCCGCTGCTGCAAGGGATGCAGACACTGCATTAACTGCTGCCCTAACAGAGGGAATGTTCTGCTATCTTGCAGACACAAACATCACAGCCTACTATAGTGGATCTGCATGGGTTCCTTTGTTTCAAAACCAAGTTCTTACATCACCAAAAGAGCAGGCTGTTATATCAGCAGTTGCTGCCACTGGTGCTATAAATATTGATGTTAGTACTGCA